CCACCATTTCTGCCCAACATTATCAAAGTCAACCAATGCTCCTACATCGCCCGCATCATCAGTCACCTGAGAACCAATGTTGGCTTCATCCGGTCCAGCATATGTCCCATCAAGTTCCAATGCATGGATTTCATCCGTATATCCACTGGTCTGAATAGCACCAGTTTTTAATTGTCTTGTTAAATCCTCTCTTATATACCATCCATTTGTCATGGTATAAGAAGTAGGTGTCTGGGCACTCATTGGAATTTGATCATCCATCTGTGCCAACTCATCAAATGTATTCATTAAGTAACTATACAGTTCATTTACTGTATATAGATCAGTAGAAGGAGAAGGATCTCTCCCAACAATCTTGTTTACGTAATCAATACTCACATCATCAGCTATAGCCATTTTTTATCCCCTATCTATAGTTTATGAACTCGCAATTGAGTCCTCTTGTAATGTAACCGTAGTCACCAATCCCGTACTGGATGCAATAGTGCCACCAGTCCGTACAGAAAAATATCTTGTTTCCCCAGAGCTTGAACTTCTTATGACAAGAGAAATATTTAATGGGGTAGAACCGCTAAAGGAAGATGAATAAATACCGCTTCCATTTACATTTCCTTGTGCTATAAGGGAGCCATCCGTTTCTTCAATCCGTACATTTGCAGTTGTAACAGCAACATTGCTTGAATCAACTACTGTGATTGTTAATGGAACTGATCCTACTATAGAGACTGATCCTGATGAATCATTCGTATAAGTAGCAGGGTTAGAAGTTCCTGATTTTGAAACTGTTAAATCTCCAGTAGAGGGAGAAAAAAAAATATCTTTTTCATTCCCTGAAAATACTAAATTTGTATATGTGATTGATGCTCCTACATCATGTTCAATTCCATGTCCAACATAAGTTCCATCTGGATCACTGTTAGCAATAAAAGCACAATCTTGGATATCTATATTAGGATTCCATAATAAAGCTGCAGAATGTGCTCCAGAAATAGGAGCTACCTCTGCAAAAACACAATTTCTAATTACTGGCGCACCAACTGGATCAAATTGAGAACATTTTAAAAAGTTACAACTCAAAAACTTATGCCCTGCATCATTTCCAGAGTTAAAACCCCCTCTAATATCTTTAAAAGTTGTACCATAACAAAGTGTTTCAGAGGCGGCATTATTACCCCCATATAAATCTATAATAATATCTTGATCATCATTACCAAGATAAACAGAACCAGAACGACCATTTTCAGTACCAACTATGACTCCATCAATAAAATCAGTTGTATAGCTGGCATGATCTTCTATAATTATTCCACAAGCATCAAGAGGCATTGTACTTGCCCAAGCAGAACTAATGTAATACTGAGAAGTCCCAAATTGAATTACTTTTCCAGAATCTGCAAACACAGTATCCGTAGATTGAGAAGAATCCCCTATATAAAACTTACCAAAAGTATAATAAATACCATCTCGCTCTTGAATCATCCCCCAAGCTCTATTTGAATAATTATTACAATAGGCAACTACCTCTTCCCAAGCACCATCGTATGTCCCACTATCCCATGTTCCTGTTATTCTCAAACCACTACCAACTGCAATTTGATCTATAAAAATTGAATCTGCCCGAACAGATGAATTAGTGTCAATCCAAATACCAATCAAATCTACAGCGCCAACATCAAAAGCTCCAGTATCACTTACTGAACCTGTTTTAGTGGGATCAATTACAAATAATTTCCAGCCACCACTCCATCCATTAGAATCATCTTCACCAGCTATAATAAATTCACGATATATTGTGGTAGAATTTCCAATTCTTACAGCAAAACCCTTATTAGCAAGAGTGTCAAAGGCATTTGGAGCAGCAATATTTAACCATATATAAATAAACTGTCCTTCTTCTGCCCCTGAAGTATCAAAATCTAAAGGAGTTCCCATATTAAAATATGTCCAACCAGATTTAGAAGCATACTTATTTCCTATAGAAGTTGTTCCATAAAGAAAAGCATCTGCCTCATCACTTATAGCACCTCCACCAAGCTCTAACCAATCGTCAGTGCCAGTTCCGCCAGTATCATTAGTCAAAGAGTCACAATTTGCGATAACTCCTTTTCCTTCTATAGATATTGCAAGTGCCATTTATTAATCCTTTAGAAATTTCACTTTGTTTTCTTTTCTTATTTTCTTAAAAGATTTATGCCAATCTTTGGTACAATTTTCACAAAGAATCATTCCCTCAATTTCTTTCCACTTTTTTGCAGCTTCTATAAATTGTTTATTACGAATAAACGATGTAATTTCTATATCTTCAAGAAAATCACATTTATCACAAACTAATTGTAATATACCACCCATTATAATATCACTTTTATATCTGGATTCATTTTTTCAAATTCTTTTAATGGATACCATTCTGTCCACTCTCTCATTTTACCAATAATTTCTACTTGTACAAATTTCTCTTCAACATCTGTCTTATAATCTTCTCCAATAGTGACCAATTCACCATCAACATTCTCAAATTTATTAGCAGTTGCTACACTGGTTCTAACATGAGTAACAATTTCAGGAACTTCCTTGATTGTTCTTTCAACTCCATTTATATCGATAATTTTCATAATTAATTTTTTCGCTTTATTTATTGTTTAATCATCAACATTTTATTTATAATTAAATCTATAATACGCTTTGGAGTTGCCATTTAATTTAATATTACACCAATTTTTATGGAAATATCTATAGACATTAAATACTCCTAATAAATTGCCCAAATATTTGCAGCAGCTGTTTCTGATGCACCTGTTCTAATATGTGTGCACTGAATAGGAGTGATTCCTAATTGAACAGGAACATCATCCCTTTCTTCACCTGCCAGGGTTGTGATATTTATGTTCCCCGCCGTCCCAACTAGAATTGCTCTACATGGACCATTAGGAAGAGCAGCAGCTCCAGGAGTTACGGGGGCAATGTCTTCACCGGGAATTATCTTTTTTTGATGTGATGACATTATTCACCCCCTTTAAGGCTTTCCATAAGGGCTAAGGCATCGTCTTCTCTAAGCCCCTTCTTATTAACTATTTCGTCATTTACAAGAACATCATACCATCCACCACTATTATGTTTCATGATAGGTTCTTCAGCAGAGTCATCACTATCAAAATCATCGATAATAGCTTGATTTTTTTGTAACGATAGATTTACTGCCTCAACTCGATAAAGTTTATTTCTGGGAGCTCTATTATCGTAAACCCATCCATAAATAGACAGCTGATTCTTATCGAGATCCTTGGCAAGAACGCAAAGACCATCGCGGAGAAACTTTCTAAGTCGAGAATTTGGCATTCTAGTTCGTCTCCGATCTAGAAATGACCCTTCCTTATAATTCCTACCTCTATAGCGGAAACTTTTAAGGGTTATAACAGGCTCTCTCCTGCTAATTGATGCTCTAACTGACATATTATATTCCTCCGTGATGGATTTATAATTACTGCAATAAATTGCTATTATGCTGATGTAATTGGGCTAGAGAAAAAATACCCAAGATCAGCAGCAATAAGTTTCTGGTCAAATGCCATCTGTATTTCAACACGATCGCTCTCCAAATGTTCTCTTCGGAAGCGTTTAATTCTTCCACCTTCCTGACCGGCACCAGCGAATCCAGTCCAAGCAAAAGTATATCCACCAGAGGGGGTCATAATTCCTGGGGATGGTGCAGAATAACAAAGAAGGGCGTGTGCTCCACCAATGAAAGCATGAACATTTGCTGCTCCCTCATTGGCTGAATTATAGATAGCTTTCATAACAAAAATTCGTTCAATCTCGAATAATGCCATCATAGCCCATAAAGTTCCCATTGCAGGATTTGGGGCTGTTTGACCAGCGTTTACACGCTCAATAACATCTGCGTTATCAGCTAATGCGTCGTAAACTTCTTTCCCCAGAACCAGGGTATTAGGCTCGAATCCTGTTGATTTAAGGACAGTTGTTTTACCAACCCTAATATCATAAATTGGATCAGTAGCAGTTCCAGTTGGACCCCAGTTAGAGGTTGACTGGTCAGTTGTCCAAATGCTTGTGGCAAAATATTTAGAAGCCCACAACATTTCACGTTTAATCATCGCCTTGTGAGTAACATACTCAGTAGCCTCACGATCAGGTGAAAGAACAGAGTCAGAGTTTGCCCGGACCTGATCAGGGATATCTTTGTGAAAGGCATAAACATCTGCGTAATAAGTCGGGGTGTTATCAATTGTATAACTACCACCTGCTGATTCCGTCCCAGGAGCACGTTTTTTCATCTCATCACGATTAAATTCACCCCTGTCATACGTGAAATATCTGTCAGATTGTTTCGTGACAGGAATCACAGGGAACACTTTCTGTGAGACAAAGTTCGTCATATTCTGCAAATATGCGATCGAAATATTTGTCAGTGGTGTGTTAACATGAACATCTCCGGCAGTCGGAGCATATTTCAAAAATTGCTGTTTCATTTTCAGTTTTCTCCTTATGAGAATTAAATTACTAATTTATACTAAATTGCGTTAGGCTGCGGGTACCTGATACATTTTCAATCGTACAGCGATAATGTCCCCAGCAGCAGCAGCAGTTTCAAGAGCAGATCCCATTACAAACTGAGAAACAGCATCTTTAGCAAGAGCCGCACCATCATCGTCTGAAATTACTTCTGCTCCTCGAGTAATTGCCGCTCCAGCTTCAACTTTTGTAACACCGCCAATAGCTACACATCCAGGTCTACCAGCAGCTGCCGGTTTATCCTGGAGAACACCTACTGACTTTGCCCCCTTAGTCGCTACAACATCAATCTGGCCATCGGATGCAACATCAACAAACAAATACTGAGCTGCAGATAAATCAGAACCAGCTTCCATGGAGATAGACTCCAAATTTTCTTCATAAGACATTTAGTTTCCTCCTGTCTATGTTTAATAATTGTTTAATAATTGTTTAATAATTGTTTAATAATTGTTTAATAATTTAGTTCTTCAAAGACTTTTCATACAAATTGGAGCCTTCGGGTGTCTGGAGAACCATATCATAACCTTTGGCAAATGTTACTTTCTCATCATCAGCTTTTGTCTGAGCCATTTTATTTAACTCAGATAATGGGGAAGAATCCCCAGCTGGGACAAAACTATGGCCAAGTTCGTCAAATGTCTTTGCAGTTTCAATACCAATATTTCCAGCCTTTAGCATTGTTGTTAAAGCATCCTGGACTGTCTTGTCAGACATTTCAGAAATAACCTTCATAACAAGACCTTTCGTCTTTGAATCACCTGGAAGGGCTGGATATAGTCCTTCTGCCATCTTTGTAAACTCACCTATCTGGCGGGCTTCTTTTTCGATCTTTGCCTCATTCTTTGAAGTATCAATCTCGATCTGCTGAGCTTTAAGAATTGCAAATACACCAGCTCCGCAATCAGCTTTAACGATTGTTTGGTCATGCAAAACAACACTTTCAGAATCTCCTTCTTTTGATTTCATGAGTTTTTCATGATCAAGTAGAATGGTCTCACGTTCCTCTGGGGAATTTTTCAAAAAAGCTTCCTTTCCAGAATCATCTAAAGACTCATATAATGATTTTGTGTTGTCATTCATTTTTGCAACCTCACTAGCAACAGCCAATTCAGCTTTCAATGGGTCAACTGCTTTTTTTAACATTGCAGCGATCGCTTCTTCTTTCATGTCTTGCCCTCCGGATTTAATTACAGTTGTTGCAGATATGATACCACTTAATGAAGTAGCAAAATCTGCAATGTTATTGTTGATAACTTCTTTTTTGTTTGTCACACCTTCTTCGGTCATAGTATTCCTGATCGATTTCCTTAAAGCCCAGATTGAATCCCAAATACCATCCATAAGTTGTTCAGTCTGTTCTTCTAACTGAATCTCCCCCATTGCTTCCATAAATGTCTGTTTAATGACATTTTCTTCCTCGTCACTTATAGCAGCAGATTTAATAATAGCTGCAAGGGCAGGAGCATGGGCAGGATTTTTTACAGTTGACAATTTTGTAATCTCCAAATCTGTGGCAGTTTGGGGATTAGTTTTTCCATCAGCTCTCATGCTGCAACCTCCTCGTCATCAATTAGTGCGCCGGAACCTTCTATGGAAAATCCCTTATACTCTCCTGAGACAAATTTTGCTAGGGTATCCGTATCAGGTTTAACCCCGACCATCCACCCACTAATGTTTGAAGTAATTCCCATTGATTTAGCTATCTCACTTGAGAGGGGAAAACTATGAACAACCACACCAACATCAACTGAGGTATGCGAATCATTACTTACTCTAGAATTCTCCATGAAAGCAGATGTAGATTTGACCATAAGGTCACTTGGAATGTGTTGATTGTCTAAATCATAATAGGGCTCATTATTTATATCAGTCACCATGCCCCAACCAAAAACGATACCCAAAGACTGATCGACGTCAGTGACTGTTACTTCTGCCTTGAATACCCCCTTTTTAGTTTTCATAAACTACCCCCTTTTTATATAACATTATACTTTTGCATATTCAGTTTCACTTCCTAAACTATCGACTTCACCATGAAGATCAAAGAAATAAATGGACATATCACCCTCTTCCGTGTCCGTTCTTGCCAGTTGGATCTGGATTGTGTCGCTGATACCACAGTCAATTTCAATATCAGGAAAAGAACTTTTTTGATTATAAGTACCTGTATACTCACTAGTTAAATCAAATATGTCATCCCCACCAGCACCAACCTCACAAGTTATAGTTGCCCAATCTGTTACTTTTTCCTGCCCAGAGCGCTGTACCCGATATCTCACTGATAATATAAAAGCTGGAGTTGTACCCGCTTCAGCAGTCGTATAATCATAGTCAATATGAAACGTAGCTGCTGGTGTAAGAGTTAAATTTGTTACTGCACCAGTTACGTAATCAACTGAATAATCTACATCCTCATCATATGTTATACTATCTGCTGCATCTTGAACGACTACTGTCCCATCAACAGGAACATGATCTAAAACAACGGATAAACCAACAACAGGAGCTATATAATCCTCGTCAGCTACAGATGTTTCATTGGTCATATCTTGAAACCAATGGATATGAGGGCTAAATGTTTTTGCATCACCGACCTTCATCTCATGGTTTATTTCCATGTTTCCACCAACTCTGTCAGCTGCAGTTCCCATAACTCCACCAGAGGCAAATACAATAGTATTGTCGTCATAGTCATAGTCGACTTTACCAACAACAGAGGAAAGTCTACGCCCAAAAAGACCCATAATCATATCTTTCCAAACTGTAGCATCACCACGGAGTCTTGGAGTTCCTGTAACTTTATCTATTTCCAGATGATTAACTGGACCCCCTAATGTAATTTTACTTGAATTAGTAGAATCTATCTTTCTCTTTTTTAGATCATGATCTAATTGTAATGTCATTTTAAATCTCCCTATCAATAAGTCTATAAACTACAGTGCATCTGCATTGAATCGTATTTGCTGCAGATCCCGATGGATCTCGTGGAAACAAAATTGGACCTAATGGAGTCTGGAACGGCTGATCAACTAATACACCAGTGGGGTTTAAAGATGGTATTCTTCTATGCTCGTTCCTAGTTCGTTTATCATCTTTATAGACCCAGAATCGTCTAACTAATGTGGGGTCAATTGTTCCATTGTTAACACCTTGTATAACAGAAGTGTATTCTCCAATTGATATTGCTCTCAAAGCTTCCGTTCTAGCAATAGTTTCTGCTCTAAAAATTATTGATCTGCTTCGATAACTATCAACCATTTCTTTTATTTTAGTTTTAGATAAGAAACTCTTATTATCTATAGCCTGACGGATCGTTACATCAAATTTCTTGTCTCTTAATTGTCTTCCTAAAACTCTACTATCTAATCCAACAAGTCCCTTTTCATAATTTCGAATTGCAAGTTCCTGTCTTGGAGTCAAACCAATTGTATCTTTGAATACTCTAGCTGTAGACCTGGGATTGTTCCCAGCAAGATAATCATTTTGGATTGCTTCTTTTATAGCATTTCTTGTATTAGCCCCAATCTTTTGAATTAGATTAAAATTGTAATTCCTTATAAATTCAGCTGTTACAGGATTCAGAATATTATAGAAGAAAATAGTTTTATCTGTAAGACTCAATGGAGGAACAATGCTAATTGTCTGCCGTCCACTTATAATTATAGCTTCATTTATATCATTAATAGCTTCTTTTTGAAGGATGCTTTCAATAGGCATCTCATCAATCATTATTAAAATAGCCCCAATACCACGGCTTATTAATGCTGTTTCAATCTCAGCAATTGTATAATGAGATTTCATAAGATTAAAAGCACTCAATAAAGAAGTTTTTATCTTTGGCTCAAATCTTGCTACTATATCTTGAATAGATTTAGTCATTATTGCTAATTCCTGATAAGTCCCCATCATCAGCAGCAGCTTTTGCATCTGGTCCCTTTGCAGGTAGCCCACCAGATGTTCTCAAATGACCCTCTAGTTCCTCATCAGGAAACAATGGTGCACCCGCACGGGATAAGTCTGAAATGTATTTACCAAGTTCGTCCAAATCGACGGGTGCAACATTGCCAGGGAGAACAGTCGGCATCGTTTCCGGATTAAAGTTATTAATTTTCCAAAGTTTTGTTATAAGGCCTTTATTTATTGTACCAGCAATTGTCTCTAACCAACCTTCTGTTGATTTAATAAAAAGACTAGATTTGTCCTTTGACATAGCGAAGGATCCACGATCATTTGATCCAAGCATAAGAAAGTCAGCCATAACAACTCTGGCAATCTCTCTCTGATATCTTAGAACAACCTCGCTTGTATTAATTGTTCTTGTTCCCTTTGAAGCTAGTAATTCTAGTGAAACTTGCTCTACAGAAGTAGGCTTCCCATCTGCATCCCAGTAAGTATCGGAGGGAAGTACAACACCACCTTGATCATTGAATTTAATGTCTCGGACTAATTTTACATATGCTGCCTTTGCGGCTATAGCTTCAGAACTTGTTCCATTTAAAATTGCATTTGGTATTTTAACAACTGGAAGACCATTTAATTCCCGCTCTATAGCTATTGACTCAACCTCTTGGATATTTTTTAAAAAGTACCAGGAACGATAAGCCCCACGTAAGACAGAACGACCCTCAGGAGATCCTTTCTGAGGATGCGGGATGAAATGGAGTGCCTTTTCAATGGGGATAAAACGAACTGACCCACCTTGTGGAGGTTGCTGATACATACCTGAAACATGACCTGTTTCGTCAATTTCCCATCGGTCTAAAGTCTCCTGAGCTCTATTTCCAAGCTTTCTGACTCCGATTGCTCCATCATTAAATTTAGATCGATGCCTAGAGTCCGGGGGGTTTGGACCCTTCCTGATTTTGTAAATAATCTCAGTATATTCCCAACCGTAAACTAACATAGATAAGACTTCTGCTATAAAATCATCCCAGGAATGAGACATATCTTCAAACAAGCAACCACGAATGAAATCAGCTGCTTCTAGGGAAGCTGCGGATCCTTTCGTATTCTTATTCTCCTCTACGCGCCACACAACGCCCCTTAAGATCATGTCAATGGCGAAAAGCATGGCGGAACACGTGGCATCATTATCCCTCATTTCTCGGTATGTCTTTCTTCCACGTTCTAGAAGAAGCTCTCGGAGAAACTCATCCATAATATATCCATGAGATTCCTTTACACCAGCTACACCGATTTCACCCGAAATAGAAGCGGGACCTTTTAATTTTCTTACTGCTTTTTTTATTGATTCAAACATTTAAGCTGCCCTCTTCTCTTTGGATCCATCTGGACCCCCATGGACAATGCGTTCACTAGGATCGAATGTAGTAACTTCCCAGGTGGCCATTATAGATGCATCAAATAAGTTCGGAGATTTTGTCCCATCAGGTTTTTTGTTAATAATAATCTTACCAGAGGGATCTTTCTTATATGTAGGTTGACTAAGTTCATTTTCTAACGCTACTCTTTTTGGAAGGTCAGAAGGAATCGAAATTAAATAAGCAGGGTCATATTTCGCCCCTTGTGTTATAGCTTTATAAGTACGTTCGAATCGTCTCCGAAGATTCCATGATCCTTGAGCTTTAATATTTTTGAAGAAGTCCCTATTTTTTGGACTCTGAATGTCTTCTTCATCATCAGTACGTTTTTCAAGCATTAAAGCAGCGTCTTCCATCTCAGCAATTCTTTCCGATGGATTTAAGACTTTCCCCCCTGGCCACCATGCAATGACATTCAGGTTTTTGGGCATTTCGTCTTTTCTCTTCATTCGATTGGTCTCTGCCTTAACACCAGCACCAACTCCAGGAGCATCATATTGTAGATGTCTCACCTGTAGTTCTTTACATAATTCTACACCCTTATTTGCACACTGTCCAGTGTCACCTTCGCTCCATTCTTCTACATATGTAAATACTGAACCTTTAATCGAAACAAAAGCATGCCTATCCATCCCCTCGTCATAAGGGTCAAGACCAGCTCTATGTTTTCCTTCAGCAGCAAATCCAAGTTTAATGTGAGCATCAATTGCGGCTTTTACCCATGGACCTGGGATAAGAATACCCTCAACGGCAGAACTGTAATCTCTGTCAACTTCTTGATTAAATATGTGTACAAGACCTTCTTCTTCAGCTTTCCTTTTCCTAGCATCGTACCAAGATTGGTCTTTCGCCGGGTGGTCTCTCCAGTCCATTACGAAAATCCTAGTGACACCTCTTCCAGATTTATTCTCTGGGTCATATACTTCCCCAGCTAAGCGTCTTCGATGGAAAATATTTCCGTTCCCATTTACACTAGAAATATCTATCTGAACATCTGTATTATCTCCTAAGGCAGCTTCTATTTTATCTGGCCGTTCATAATGTGCGCTCTCATCTTTAAAGTACATACTCTTACGACCACCACGACCTATATTATCCCCTGCCTCACCTGTGATTGTTGCTGAACCATCAGGATTCAAGATTTTCATATAGGAACAATGTCTATCAATCCTGAAACCCTTAGGAAGGAACCAAAATGGAAGATATTGCAGAATCATCCGGATCTTTTCAAAAATGCTGTCCGGGTCGCCAATCTTATCTACTAACTGTTCTTTTCGAGATCCCCAACCAGTAGCTGAGCCAGGGTGGAAAATCCATAGCCAGACGGAAAATGCACAACACACCCATGTAGCACCCATATCTCTGCATTTTTCTATTAATCCTGATTCAAGATCCAACATACAGTCTAGTAAAAAAGTTATAAGTTCTTTTTGTCTTGGGAACATCTCGAAAGGCATTATTGTTGGGAGGCCTCTCGAAACATTACGAGGGTCATATGTAATACACCAGTCATTCACGAATTCAATTGGTCTGGTTTTATAATACTCCATGGAACCAGCTTGCAGAATAGGGTCATCTTTTGTTAACAGGAATCTTTTTTGCCTATCAGCAAATAAAGTAGTATAATCAGGAGGCCACTGCATCATTTGCACCCAACTATACTTACTTGACAACCAAGAATCTTAGCTGTCAAAAATATTAAAATTTTTGCAAGGAGTAATCTCAGTTTAAACTCCTTAGTAATTTTAACAGAGACTGATATTTTATCTATTTTACGCATTTTTGTTATTCGAATAGGTCTTAGAGTAGCCACTATTCTTTGTTGCCCTTCATCATATCAGAGTAGGCTTTAGCAGCATCAGTTGGGGACATTTCTCCAGTGATGGCAGTTGTCTTCGTTTCGATTTCTGCTCTATCTAGATGCATCCCTTTAATCTTTTCCAATCGATGCAGACTTTGACCTTTGTCCCAGAGGCTAATTTTATATTTTTTTGTAACTTCGCCCTGTTTATCTGTGGTTTCCGATATTTCCAGACTTTTTATGGCTCGTCTTATATGTAGAGGAAGATCTTTTAGATTCCCACTGAATTCACCACCTTCTTCCATGTATTCAGTTATATCTGAATAGCTGATCTCGGTCTCTGCTTCTATAATTTTCCGTGTGCTGAAGCCCATACTTTCTACTCTGGACCAGTCAATCAAATCCATAAAGTACCTTACCGAAGGAATGTTCTTTAGCCTTCCCGCAGAAGACGCTGCGTTAGCTTCAGTGCTTACCAAATTCCCTGTGGCGAACCTATAAGCATCTGATTGTCGAAATCCGTACATGTCTCTAAGAGTATATGCCAGGAGGTATTTCTGGTGATAGGGCGGGAGGGCATGATATTTTGGATCATCAAAAAAAGGAAAGTCATCAAAGAAGGATCTACCGGCGTCCTTTATGAGCTCCCACTTTTCTTTCGTTAACTTGGAACCGTCGTGGATCCGCTCTAATATATCTGTCATTTTATACTGCTCATCCACTGATTCCTCCTCTTCCTCTCTATTATTTATTTAGGGCACAACTCTATTAATGTATACCTATAGTATATCAGATCATTGGACGAATGTCCACAACTATTTCACCCTGTTTCGGAAAAAAATGAAAAAATTTTTTCGTGTAATGAATTTTGTTTCTGATTTTCTGGGGTAAGGGGTGTTGGTCGGGGGGTCACTCGGTATTTGATGGAAAATAATAGATAATAGGCATTAGGCGGTTGCCGGGGGATCGGTGAAAAATCCACATGATATTTTTTAGGGTAGCGACTGTTTCAGGAAAAAAATCTCGGGCTTTTCTGATCTGACTTCACTTTCTGTCTAGAAGCTGCCCTCTGCCAGCCGTCCCACCCCGCTAGCCCTGTTTTCAATCATCAGCCGGGCAATACCCAAGCCCAGCGGGCAACGCCCCGTTAGCAGGGCAATATGGGCGCCGGACGGTTGTCGGCTGATTACGAAACAAAAGTGTCTGATTTCTGTGAGACGAAAGTGTCTGGCTGGGATGGGACGATTTTGTTCTGAGGAAAGGCGGTGGGCGGTGGACCAGGGGTGCTCGGGGATTGTAACGGGGTCAAACTTCGCTTTTTACGTGGTGGGGCAGGGCTGCTTTTGGGTTTGGGATAATCGAGCGCCTTTGACAGACGGGACTGTCTATAACCGGTTCGGGATATACTTTTAAACTGCTATTTCCCCCCAAAAGAAAAGCCTTTTAATAAACGAAGAGAATACCCAACTGAAATCCTGGATGTCCCCCAAATAGGCCATATAGCCGATTGTAAAGCCCATAATAATTAAGCAAATAATAATAAAATATTTCATTTTTTAACTCCCTTTGGCACACTTTTTTAAAACTGAAAATTTAGGAAGATTTCTTCCACTTTTTTAATTATAAGAAAAATTGTTATTAGTCCTGGTATCATTAAAATAAATGTAATATTTTTAATCATTTTTACCCCCTTTTGGCACACTTTTTTATTCCGCTAATTCTATTCCGAAATTATCCATTTCAGAAATTTCTTCTTCCGAAAACGTAATATCCCCAAATTCGGCTTCCAATTCGTCCAGATTATAATAATCCATTTTTATCCCCCGTTGGCACACTTTTTATTTTTTAAAAAACCGGGGAGAATTTTCCCCCCGGCACGGTTTTTGGATTAGGAAAAATTATACGATTTCGTATCTTTATCCCAGGTTATTACGTTTTTGGTATCCCAGGATTTTCTAATACAGGATATCAGGATGTGGGTATTTCGTACGTCGGACTGAATCATTTTGGCCAGTGTTGCCCGATATATTGTCCCCCCGGTCTGGGAGGCCAATTTTTTTATCAGGGCTGTTTTCCAACCACGTTTTTTCTTAATCGGGGACAATTTAAAAAAGAAACCGTTTTTATTCTCGATTTCAAATTTAACAATAATTTTTTCTTCGGTCAGTTCCGAAATGGATTTTCTAACAGTATCCAAACTTGTTCTTATCCCGGCGTCGTCCAACCGGGTGTGAATTTGTTTTACTGAAAAATCAGAATTTGTTTTCATAATTTCAACGATTTCTTTTTTAGCGATTTCTTTTACGGATGTTTTTTTAGTCATTTTGTACCCCTTTTTTAATTTTTAACCGGGGTTTGTTCCCCGATTTATTAAGTGCATTATATATTAATAAAATTGTTTTGTAAACCCCTAAATGCATTTTTTTTCAATTTATTTCACTTTTATTTTTTTTATTTATTTTTCTAATTTTATCCTCATTGGCACAAATATCGCAACGCGCACGTACGCACCCGCGTTATAATATGGTATAGCGAAAAGTATGCCATTCGAACATTTTTTTTGTAATAGTTTTGTAAAATAAAAAGTATGCCATTCGAACATTTTTTTCGTAATAGTTTTGTAAAATAAAAAGTATGCCAATTTTTCACTTTTCGAAAAAAATTTCGTAAAACTTTTGTAAAAACAATTTCTATGCCAAAGGGAGTTAAATTTCTAAAAAGTCACAAATTTATTTACATTAGGTGAAAAATACCATATAATGGGGTATAAATAAAAAACGGACAAAAAGAGGTATAAATACCATATAATAAAGGTAAATAAAAAGTGCGCAAAAAGAGGTATAAATACCATAAAATAAAAAGTATGCCATTTGAACATTTTTTTCGTAAAACATTTGTAAAATAAAAAGCGTGCCAAATCAGAACATTTAATAAAAAAGAATCGTAAAAGTTTTGTAAAAGAATTGTAGAAATTTTGTAAAAAAATTGTAAAAGAATCGTCTGAAATTAATAGAAAACCTCTCGAAATTCCGAAAGAGAGTAAAACCTCTCAAAATCCCGCTTTTGATTAATCGTATCCGCCTTTTCGAATATCGTATCCGCCTTTTAATATATCGTATCCGCCTTTTCGAAATTTAAAATTTTTTAAAATCTAAAAGTTTTTTCTTTTGGAAATCCTAATTTTTTAAAAACAGTTTTCAATCCGATTTTTCTAAGAGCGGGTTTTATAGATTAACAAGAAATATACTTGGTACTTCAAACACAGTTCCATATGAATTCTTAAGTTTATAGTATTCTTCCCCATTAAAAAAGTAGCGTCTAATTACTTTATATTTTTTCCCTAGAATTAATAGTGGTTCTAGACTCCAGACCATCATGCATTTTACTATTTTTTTATGTTTCATTTTGACTCCTCCTTATTGTTTATATCACTACTATATCATATAATGAGTCTTTTGTAAACAATTATTTTTCTAGTAACCAGGTGGGTCTAGAATAAACCGCTCTATATACATACTACTCTACTTTTTTTAAAAAAATGGTATGTAGTAGTATAGAGCGAACTAACACCCACCCTGGACCCCCGACCACAGCCAAACACAGAACACCGTAGACCAATTTCCAAGTGAACAACCTGAACACCCAATGAACAACCTACCGAACACCCTTGAACAACCGATATCCTTAATCATATTAATGGGTTAGCTCGAAGTGAACACCCCACACACCCTTTTTACGTATACCCATTTTAAAATACGTTTAATCAAAAAATAATAAAATAAGAATGATAACGATATAATATGGGTGAACTCGAAAAATGGGTGTGTGCCCGTTCAACCGCGTCTATATCCCCTATCCACACCCGTCCTGCTCGAATACCCACCAAAAATCAAGGTCGTTCAGGTGTTCATCTAACCACCAAATTAGTTAGAAAACTCACAAAAAGGGCCATTAGCGAGTTATTACTAATGACCCTTTTAATTAACGAGTTAAATTTTCAATTCTAATATTCAATCTATTTCCGTCTATTTGTTTTAATCCTCGCCCTAAAATCCCATGATGCCAAAGATAAATTAAGGCATCGTTCCGATAGGATCTACCCTCCACTTTGACATGTTTCCTCCCATCTCCCCCAAGGCATCCTACCTTCTCCCCAAGTACTCTCCCACTCCCTGGTTTAATCCAGATTAGGTCCCCGTAATCTTCGTCATAATTAAATAACTCTCTAACTCGGTGCTTGGTAAGGTGCAAGGGTGCTTGTGCTGCAAGGAAAAAGTTGCACTGACTGTCAGTTCCTATCTCAATCATTTTACACTTACATTGCCCACTGTTATAGTGCATGCAATTCATTTTTAGACATGTTACTATAGTCACCGTCTTCTCCTTATTCCATGCGCTGCGCATAATGTGGTCCGGGTTGATCAACAAATCTCATCTTGTCATCAATGTTATCCGGCTCTAAAATATCAGGCCACTCATGCTTAATGCCAAATTGCTTTTCAAATACTTGTCGGCAGGAAAAAAGATCCGGGAACACTCTGCACCAATACCTTTCTCCTTCAAATGATCCTTGCTTTCTATCCATACGGGGGCAGACCTTTTTAAGAAATGATCCGAACAACTGCCGACCGGCTCTGCCCCTATGGACTCGTCTACTATCGCAAAACTCTTCGTACTGGGAGTATAACTTTTCGTTAGTAACAACGTTCTTCCAATACTTGTGCGAATCAACCAACGTACCCTTACTAAGCCGTTCAAACCAGAACTCGTCATCCGTGTCAAGGCCATACATGATCTGATCGGAAGTAGCTGATGTCTTCGGGATCGTAGCTATAAGTTCGTGGTCTACTTTCATTCTAAGGAGATCGTAAAACATACCTCTAATGCCCAGGGAATCTTCGCCGTCATATCCCTCGTCTCCGGCCTTCCCCTTGCTATACATTTGCTCCAGAAGCTTTCCAAAATAAGCCTTATCCTGTTGTTTGTCATCCGGGATATCCAGAACAAGGAACCTGCGCTCATTACCCCCACCTGGCACGACCCATTTATTATTAGAAGCTATGATAAGATTTAAATAGTTCTCGACGTGGAAAGCGTTGATGCCCTTAGGTTCAATGCGACGAGTGGGCTCAGTGACAAGACTTTTAAGAACACCCGCTGTCTCTTTGTCACCACCCCAAGTTGCTTCGTCAATAAAAAGGAGCAAGGCAGTCTTAAGGTCCTCGTTGAACTTTCCTGTAAGGTCTCCTATCTTGTTAACGGAGAAGTAATACTCCATAGGTCCAATGAGACTGCCAAAGATATTAGCGAACATACCCTTACCAGTGCCCTGGGGACCACGTAAAACAATTACTGTCCCCGGGCGCTTGCCACCGGGATTCTGAACAATACGAGCCATCCACTGAAGGATCCACTCGTGATGCTCTTTCGAAATTATAGTAGATATGTGTTCTCTAAATAAGGACCAATCTGCCTTCTTTGGTTCTAATCTAAAACCCTTCCATAAGTTAATGAAATCACCTTCTTCCCAAGGTTTCGCACTGGGATCAAAAATGACTCCCTTATGTTCCCTTCGATCTGTAGAAGATCGCCATATATCAAAGATGGACTCGGGCTTTTTATTGATAAGAATGGTCTTGTTAATATAAGACTCACGGACTTGCATGGTCTTTGCAAATCTAATCTTTTTAATTCCTCTATAATCTGTAAATTTTTCACTAATAACACGTTCTCCTGAATCAAGTTCAACAAGGGACATTTTGCGGTTTAATCGCTCAACGGTCTTCTCTTCAATATCTCCAGCGATACGGTCAATAGCAGGGATGACTTCTTCTCTTAACTCCCTGTCATTCAATCCGTCTTCCCCTAATGAACTATTAAACATAGTTATAAAAGTCTCTATCATCTCACGAGGTATCTTACGACCTAACATGTATCCTTCAGCCTCAACCATTGCTGCAGTTCGCCCACCCCGAGGAACCCCCTCTAACATCATCTTATGAAACCATCCGCCGACCTTCTCCCTGCCAGCACCTACCCTAGCACCGCCTCGCTTCCCTTTTTTCTCAATAAGAAGTTTCTGCATGTGATTAAATAAAATCTCAGGCATAGGTGAAACGGAAGATGAATCTACAAATTTACCCCCCGCAAAGAATTGGTAAGGTCTGCCGTCGGGGTACAATGAAGGAGGTGCTAATACATAGCCACCTTCTGCTCGAATGTCTAATCCTGAGGAAGGATCGATGCCTACATTATTCCCAAAACCATCCCTGTATTTAAAGTAATAGTGCCAGCCATTCGGCGTCTTGACAGTGACCGTATGAACTCCTACAAGTAACGGTTTGATTGCATCGAATGACTCTTGACTGTCGATATCTACAACAATTAGATTTGAAACCTTGCCAGTGATGATCCCAAGACCCACCCCTGGCTTATCCTTTAATAAGGACTTCCATTTGTGGAACTCTAACATACTGACTTGTTTCTTTTGGAGGGATAACCACTCTTTTATTAAAGGTGGTTTTTTACATTTTTTCTTCTCATCAAAGAACAAACGACAAGGAAGAATAGACAGCCCACGATCTCTATAAAACGCTGCTGCCTGAAATAGTTTTGAATCCGCCATATCAATTCCTTCTTAATGATCTATCAAGTCAACATGCAATTTGTAACTATAAAAAGATCGTTTGTCACTAATTCTTTCTCTCGAAAGATAACCTTTAGTAAGAATCTCAGTAATGGATCTCTGGGGATTTTTTACTTTACCTTTTACTCCCATTTCATATAAGGTGCAAGTAAAAGGAGATTCGTAGATCTGTGTAAGAATGAAATATAACAGAAGCCGGGCGGCCATCGGCTGTAAGGTGTTAAGGATCCTTGTTAACTCTCTTGTGTCTTTAATTGTTTTTTTCATATTTCAAATCTTTTAAAGTCAGTTATTACTAAAGTTTTGTTTTTCATACTTTTTCTAAGTTGGTTTTCTATAGCAGCAACCTTTTCTATATTAGAAATGACCCCTGACGTTTTCACTCCACAGTTTCCCCATTCTCTTCGTTTATTTATAAAATAAGTATAAGATATAAAATAATTCAAAATCACCCTCCTTTATGGTTATTCAATTCGTATATATAAATTAAGTATATACCATGTAACCCCAAAAGTAAACCCCTTATTTAACTATTTATCCCCCGTATATACACGGGGTATATAATATGGTATGAATTTCTGCATTAGAAAAATAAAGGTTTACAAAAGAATTATTATATGGTATGATTCATTATAAACAATAACAAGGGGGGACAATGGCAACTAAAATAAAAACTTTAGAAGAACTTAATAAATGGTTGAAAGAATGGGGGGAAGAGTGTGAATTAGCAAAAGGAGAAAAGAGAGGGCCAAACCCATTTTTTGATACAATATCTTATAGAGAATATTCAACTATTGAAATATTAAGCTTAGAAATGGATGAAATTCATTTAAGAAATAAATAGGTAGGGGATTAAAATGGATTTAGTTTTATCTGGATTAATCATAGTTTTACTTTTATCAATATTTGTTCTTCTTACTATGACTTTTATAATAGTTCTTAGTTGGTATGAAGAGGACTATAATGATAGAAGATAAAAAGTCCACCATAAGAGAAGTTAACCAATCCACCAGACATCAAAAAGGAAAAAATAAATGCCAATTAAGAAAGTACTTGATGAAA